ACCTATTATACCTTTCAATTCAAGACACAGATTTTCTATCTATTATATATAGATAGAATGCCGTATAAGTTACGCAAAGCTCCAAAGCGTGATTTATATTGGGTTGTAGGTGAAGATGGCAAGAAGCATTCAAAAGAACCCCTTCCCCGAGCAAGAGCAGAGGCACAGATGAGAGCCTTATATTCCGCAATGCGTAAGGAAGGAGGGGCTGAACCAGATGAGGATATGGATTTAGAAGCTCCCACAGAACTTCCACGCTCAGCACCAGCACCACCAAGACGGCAGAAGAAAGTCGCAACAAAGCTAGACCTTATTGATAAATTGATGACTAGACTTGTTGGTATTGAGGATGTAAAGGAATCTGTGGCACTAGCAAGAAATATTAGAAAGGAAATCAATTTATATAAGGCATCACATCCCACAGATATGTTTATCCATTCACGATTACCAGCACTAGAACGAATGATGGAACGAAAGGGGCTGAAAGGGCGTGGCAAACTTCGTGGTGGTATGGAACGAACCAACGCACGAAGCCGTTCCTCAACGATTGACCCAGATGAACCACCTCTTAATCGTAGAACAGCTACTGGAGAATACCAATTACGCAGAACTGATGTAGAGCCTTTTAAAAGCTCAATTACTGGTGCGTTAATGCGAACACCAGCTGGTTACGCTGATTCACCGATTAGTGATGCGTTCTTTGAGGGAACACTACTAGACAAGGTATTACCTCCGCCTCCGAAGAGAAAGGAGAAGGAAGTCTATCCTAAGAATGCGTCAGTAGTCCAGAAAAGCATCATTGATACACGCAATGCCAACAATGAATACACCTTTAACAAATTAATGAATGCTTATAATAGTAAGCACGGATTAAGTGGTAGTGGTTTAACTGGTGGAGTTCAACAGCCCAATGAAACTTTGAATGCTTATGTGGCACGACTTATCAACTGGAGAAATTTTGTGATTCAAATGGGAGGTTTGGCAGCGTGGCAAGGCACACATCTTGAAGAAGAATTGAAACAAGCTCTGCGTCTTCTAGCAAATTACCACCCATCCAAAATGGGTGGTTACAGTGGCGGAATGGACTTGATTGAGGATGAAGATGAAGGTCAAGCTGAAGCTAGAGAAATGGAGGTGTTAGCAAGACTACTTTATCTTGATTGGGAAGATATGTATGGAAAATATTGGGACTTTCAGAATGGATTGACAGACGCTGAATGGGATGATTGGGTTGCTACGCAAGAACAAACACACGAAGATATACCAGATGAAATCCTAGATTTAGCTCTGGATATGTGGGAAGACGCAGATGTTGATACAGAGGATGAAGTAGAAGGCGGTCGCATATCGGATATATTTCGTCCTAGTCGTGTTCTAAACGAAATTGTCAATCCACAGTCAAACCTAAGACGGCGATTAACCGATGTATCCAAGGGCGTTCGCAAGGGGCTTCCACCATCAGCCCGTAGCACACTAGAGCAATACGGTGATGAGCTAATCCAGTCAATGATGCTTCGTAGAGACCCAGTTCAACAAGCAATTAATAAGGCGTTTGATTTATTGACCTTGGGACAGTGGAGTAAGGCAAAGTCAGCTGAGAACTATGATAATTTATTTCATCTAGGATTGGTCGTGACACTTCAAAGTGGCAAATCAATTCTTATAGAGAAGAATGAAGTTATTAACATAGGCAATCCAAAACCCTTACAGTCTAATTCGGAGACTCTACCCTTGCCTCCATTACCAACACCAACATCCTTGAATGAATTTATAATGAATGGCGTGAAAACGAAGGGCGATTCCTTTTACACATACGACCCATTCTCAAACAACTGCCAAGACTTCATAGCTGTGTTGCTTCAGTCAAATAATTCTTACACACCAGAAGCAGTTCAATTTGTAAAACAGCCAGTAGAAAGCTTAGTCAGTCAATTGCCATCTTGGACTCAGCCTCTTGCCCGTGGCATAACTGATTTGGGAGCTATTGCTAATGTAGCTTTAGAAGGAGCGGGACACGCTACTTTTACATCACAATTGAATAAAGCCGGTATGACCCCTTCAGTGTATTTAAAAATAGCACAGAAGAAGGCAAAAAAAGCTGGTTATGGCAACGCCGCCAAATTATTGGGCTTCGCAACTGATGGAGTTCATAAGTTAGCGATTCCTAATGAAGATGGTAAGCTCATTCCATTTGGTCGTGTCGGATATGGGGATTTTATTATTTGGTCGCACTTAGAGAAAGTAAAGAAGACACCTCACGGGTCAGCGGAGCAAAAGCGGATGAATTACCGCCTACGAGCTGAGAAGATACGGGGAGATTGGCAGAAGAATCCTTTTTCTCCAAATAACTTGGCAATACGGATTCTGTGGTAGAGTAGAGCTTATTACAGAATACACAGATGAATGGGCTACTGTGATGCCGACATTCAAGTTTTTTAGGCAATGACCCAATATTCATATTCAACTCTTTTGGGGGTGAATATAAATGTTTAATTGTCGCAATGTATGGTGTGTGGTCGGACATTCTAAATAGACAACCGAAAATTTATAGATTGGGATTCCAATCGGGGTTGATGAGTAACCACGCAAATACACCAACATCGCCCGTTGCTACGAGACCACCGAGTGTTAAAGAATTAACTGTGAAGGCATTGCCACTCTGCGGTCCAATTGATAGGATGCCAGTAACTGTAGAAGGGATTGGGGGATTCACGCCATCAAAACGCTGAAGGAAGACAAGAGAACGGTTAGTAGAGGCTTGGTTAGTGAAAGCAGTTGTCTGGATTACAACAGCTCCATTGACAAGCTGAGCGAGACCACAAACGGCATACCCAGCATTCTGAGTCGCACCACCTCCAACCGTATTCGCAATTACATTACCGAACTTGATTCCAGCACACTGGAATAGACCACCAACAGAATTGACAGTAGTGGGAAGGAACTGGTCTTTCGTAACACTCGCAAGAAGCTCAGTTGAAGGTGTAAGGGCAGCACCATACTGACGACTTAGTCTGACTCCAACTGTAGGGTCTGTCGCACTAACAATACCACCAGCACCAAGGAATACAGTCTCACTAATCGTAGCGGGAAGCTGAGAAGCTGAGGCTTGAGAATTAAGCAGTGGGGTCGCCATTTATAATTAAGCAAAACATTTTTTTAACGGAACACCAAAAATTTACATTAATCTAGCGGATAATCCACGGCGACGACCACCTCCAGTTCCAGCACCCGTTCCAGCACCCGTGCCGTAGCCCACCGCACCCATCGCATCCTTCACACTACCTTCGGGAAGCATTCCACGCATAGCTGAAACTGCGGGTTTCGTGGCGTGATAGACATCCTTCGCCTTTGAAAGAACATTGGCGAGGCTTCCCATCATACCACGACCGCCAACATAACGCTGGAGCATATCTCTTGTGCCAGTAGGAGCAAGAGGAGCAGAGATGATGTCTTGCTCGGAAAGCACACCCTTGATGATTCTTGAAGAGCCACGGATTGACTCAAAGAACCCAGAGTTCGCCGTAATGACGAAAAGCTGAACGGCTGACTGGGGAACGGCACTTGTGTTCTTGACTTGGATGTTGAACTGGAATGTGAAGTTGCCGACCAAACTGGGGGCTTGTCCCGTCTGGAGCGTGATGTCTTGTGATGGCTTGAGAACGAGCAGACCACCAACAAGGGGGACACGACCATTCGCCGCACCACCGGGCTGGGAGCTTGACCCACCAAGAGTGCCAAGAGCACCAGCCTTGCCAGAGTGACCCTCACCAACCCAAGCGTTGAAGTCCATATCTAGACCGTTCTTGACTGACATCGCATAGAGCTGTTCCGCCGTCTGGGATGAAAGGAGACCGGAGAAGTTGTCAAAATTGACACTGAGAGGAGCAGTGACTGAATCAGCGGAAGTCGCAAGAGGTAAATACCAATCACCTTGGGTTGAATCACCGTATGAAGAAGGCTTACAGTAGATGATGAAAAGGTCGGGAATCTGGGGAAGCGTGATTGTCTGGGACTGAATCTGAACGACTGCTCCAGCTGGAATCGTGCCACCTTGGTATGATGTGATGTAGCGGGGGAACTCCATATAGGGGACAACGCTCTTAGGAGGGAGGGGAACATCAAGAGAAGGCGTGAGGAACTGGCAATTGACACGAGAGTTCTGGAAAACACTGGGGACATTCGTGTTGTAAGTAATGGCGGAGATGGACGCACCATACTGAGTTGTTGAACGAACAAGGCGTGAAGGCTCACGCAAGTTCATAATTAGCTGGATGTTGTTGATGCCGAAGAGACCCGTGTCCCACTCGTGGCAATCAGAGAAAGTAAAAGGAGAAAGAACAAGCTTCTCCGTTGAACCCCAGCGGAAATAGATTTGCTGAGGGGCGGAAACAGCACCAATGTTCGTCCAAGCGGGAGCAACGGGGGCAACGAACTGGGCTGGTGTTACAGCAACCCAATATACACCAGCATTCTGGACGATATTACCAGCGACATATACCGTGTCGTAGTTCCAGAATGGGGCAGATACTGGAACACCATTGATACAAGGGTATGTAGCACCAGCGAACGCAATACTTGGGAGGGAGTTTGAGCCAGTTGAAGTGCCAAGGAGATTACCAGCATTGTCCGTATAGACTACATTATACCAAGCACCATTGGGGACATCGCCATAGCCCGGAGCACCGTCATAACCAGCAAGAACATTATTGACCGCACCAGCTGAGTCATTGTATGACTGATAGTTGTCAAGCATCGTCGGGCAAGTCCGCTGGAGACGATTCTTTCTGTAATCCGTAAGGCGAAGAACCTCCTTGAGAACATCTTGGGAGTTAATAACTGAGGTCGTGTCGTTGATTGTCGCCGTAAGCGTGGAGCAGAGCGAATTTAGGGGGAACGCACACAACGCCCAATCACGACCATACTGGGCGAGGGGGGCAAGAGGCGTGGCGGGGGACACTTGTGTGGAAAAGAACGACATAAAAACCGTTGAAGACCACTCAACAGCTCTATCAACATAAACATTCTCGCTCGGGACATAGATGTTGTAGGTGTGCTGGGACTGCGTGGCGGCGATGGCATTGAAAGGGGCGTTGGTTAGAGACAACGCACCCTTCTCAACAGCATACTTCGGGCGAGACTGAACGATGCGAGAATCAAATACCGCTAGTTTCTCAATGTCGGCACTCATTTATAATGAGTAGCAACATTTTTTTTAAAGACGATGAATTATATATTTTTGCCACTTTTAGAGGAAGGCGTTCTTGTGTTTAAACATTACCTTGATTGAGACAGATGATAGATTAAACATATTGATGGGATAGAGCTGGTTGTCAAGACGAGACTTCCAGAAGACTTGGATGTCAATGTTTCGGATGTCTTGCTTGGAGGGTGAGAAGTCGGAGAGACGGTATTCAGCTGTTGGTGCGTAGTAGATGAAACGGCGATAATTATCAGCGTTGCCAGTTGCCGTATCAATAGCTATGTCTGTGATGATGGGCTGGAAAGCCGACTGAACCGTAGCTGTGGAAAAACCAACATTACTTGCTCCAAGAACAACTGGCTGACCCGTGAATTCTGATTTGATTGGGAGAAGGGTGCTTGTGAATACAATGGATGAGATAGGAGACCAGAGTGAATCCGTAGAGGAGTAATCTTGCTGAGCTAGATAAAACACACGGTTAATCATATTGGGAGTGATTGATGCTCCAGTATCGCTCACTGGAGTGTAGCCAAGAGGAGCAATTCCAGTGTAAGGGCTGAGCCGAAAGTCGGAAACATTCTGATAAGCCTTGTTTGTAGCTAGAATTTCATTTGTATAGCCTACTGGGACGAAATAGAAAGTCACTATGGAATTTACTGTAAAAGGCATTGCTGTAGCCAAACCCAAATTCCAATAAGTATTATTATAGTTGGAGAAGAGCCCAGTCATATTGGAATTGAAAAACAGACGACACACTGGCTTGGTGAGAATGCCACAAGCAACACCAGCACTGAAAGCTGTTGGTGTGAAAGCTGTTAGGCGTGTGCCGAATCCAGCTGAATCCATATAAATCTCAAATTTGGATGTCTCTGCCACATACTTCATAACCGGGGGATAGGAGGCATTACAGAAAGCACCGAAGGTGGCATAGGGGAATAAAAGGGCATTACCCTTTGAAGCAACATACGCATTATAGAAGGCTTTGTATGTGTCTTGATACGCACAAGTTGAAGGGGCAGTTGGACCCGCACTGAACTGTGTCGTATCAACCATTGTCTTGTTCCACAAATCAACCATATGCTGATAAGTATAGACCCAGTAGTAGCGGGACGACAAATCTTGCGTATTGCCATCTGTCTCTGAAAAACTGCTCCAGCACGGGGACAATGACAATGGAGATGTGCCAACCGATGGAGCTGCCACCCAAGAAGCCCCTACTACTGGAATGACTCCCACACTCGGAGCAATGGCTTGAAAAATATTGCTATTGTATTGAACTAAGTCGCCAATCTGGTAGAGTCGGGTCTGAACCCAAGGGTTCTGAGGAACAACTTGGAAGAATGGACCCGCAAATGCCCCATAAATATTAGCTGGTGTTGAGCTTACAACATCTCCTAAAAAATACTGTGTTGAAGCACTATACTGTCCTTTGAAATTGTTGTTTGCTAGGTTGCGTGGGGGTGGAGCAAGAATTGCGTTTTGTGTCTCAGTCTCGTATAAAATATAACGAGTCGCTGGGATGCCACTGATAATCTTAGGAGTAGTCCCATCGTAGTCTAGATACTGACTGAAAGTTACTGCCATTCCGTATGTTGTAAGATTCACATTGGTCTGCCCCGTTCCAGTTGCGATGTTGGGAATAAAGAGAGGCAAATCCTTATTCGCTCCGTCCATCGTAAAACGAATAATGGAAAAATGGTAATCCGCCGCATTTCTAATAATAGCAGTATCACGGGTCTCATTGAAACGAATTTCTGGGTCTCTGAATACAGCTCCGTTAGCCAAATCCCGTGTCTCGTTATTAATGATGTCAGCATTGTAATAGACATAGTCGGGAGCATCTTGATTATCGCCAGATGTCGTTATGCTTGATGAAAACATCTTCTTCTATATACAAAGAACATATTTTTTAGATTCATTATTTCTTTATCCAATTGGCAGTGAGTGCTGATACAAAATTATCTCCAGTCATTCCGCTACTCTTTACGACCTTATAGAAGTCCTTATCACTATAAGGAGCATACAAACACCGGACACACGCCCAGCGTCCGCAAGTATTGACACTGGGGTTGTCTTGCTGGTAATCGTGAGTGTTGTAATAGACTGGTCTGCCACTTTGTTTCATTAGCTGAGTAAGACGGGGTTCATCTTGGTTCGTTCTATCTAATAAGGCTGGGTCTGCTCCTTGCTTCTGCTTCTCTGGTGCTTGTCCGTATGAGTCAAAGAAATGGATTCCATCGGGCTTATCTAATAGGCAACACCAATGTCCCGCTGTTTCACTTTGTGTAAGAAATAGTAATATACAGCGACCTTTCTTGTCAAATATCTGACTAATGTTCTGGATATTGTTTAATTCTGGGTATGTTATGATACTGATGTCTTTGCCTAATATCTTTCTGATGTCTGAATCGGATAAGGGATAATCTCTGATTTCACCCATACCAACAGCTGTAGCCATTTTCTTATCTATAGATAGATACGAAAATGAGTAAGTCTATATTGTCTTCTAAAGTAGGTAAAGAATTAGTAGAAGTCAAGTGTTCCATCCACGAGCTACAATGGATTGAGCGTTGGCTTGATTCTTATGTGAGAAGTCGCTCATTGCCTCCGCATTGTGCCGGTAAAGACGCTTATAATATGTGCCTCAAATTCCTAGACCCTAAGGAGTGTCTTCTGATGCTAGAATCGTTAAGGAAGGAATTCCTTCTAATACATCAACATCACCAGCCACAGCTGGAAGACTTTTCTTTTCTATTGGAGAGCTTGGAGAATGCGGAGAGTTTATAATAACCTTCTTGAGACCATTCGCCACATCTGGAATTGCCACATCTTGATACTTAATACTAAACTTATTATGGAACACTTCTAATATATGCGGGGGTGCTTGTGGCGATGTTTCGGATAGTCTTTCTATTTGCTCTCTACAAATCTTCAACATATCCTTGGCTTGTATCCGCTCACTTCGGGGCAAGGTCATTTCAACTGAGATGAAACGGTGAAGCTTAGCCCACTGGATGTCAGCGTTGCGATGAGCCTCTTGTAGCTTAGCGAAGCCCCAGAACGAACCTAGCGTCTGTAGTATGCCTACAAGGATGCTTACAGCACCAATAGCTAATGACGCAGTCTTAGCGTCTTGAAACATCGTCTGGCTTCCGATTGAAGCTGACCCGGAAAGCGTTGATAGAACCACACAAGGGATTGTAATAAATTGATTGCGTGAGGCATAGAAGGCTTCGCATTGGTTATGAATCCAAGAAGAACCGAGAGCTTTCTCACCTTCTTCAGCTAATAGCTTTTCTAATTCTCTATTCCAAGTAATATCGTGCTCTACATCCATTCTATTTTGAAGTAGAAAATTAGACAAGATTTGCTATAGCAGACATTTGTAAAGCACTTACTGTAAATTGACTAGCCACAGAAGCATATACCCTTAATACAATAGTATGAATGGTTGCTACTTGGGCTAATGCTGTTGCTTGTATAGCAGTGTTTAAAAAATGCCCCACTCCACTTCCAGATGCTCTGAATGTCCCTCCTACTTGAACTCCACCAATGGTAATGTAGAAAATAAGGTCGTGTATGGTATTAGAAGCCATTACAAAACTCATTGTAGCAAATATATCAATGTCAGACACAAAAGTGGGAGTAATAGTAAGAGTTAAAAGCGATTGAGCCGTTCCAAAAGTTGTTGCGGTAATAACAGTAGCTGTTGTTGATGAAGTCCTTTCCGTTATGGGGAAGTTCTTTGCGTTTAATGTTATATTGCTTCCAGCTGGTGTAACAGTCATATTACTTCCAGCTACTAATGATAAAGCACCAGTAAGAGCATTAAGAGATGAAACTCCAGCTCCAGCAACCGGTAATACAACCCAGTTAGGAGCAAGTGTAGTCGGGATAACATTTACATTCGCTTGTAAAGCTTGATAAGTCACTGTATTATAAATAGCAATGTCATTGAGTTTGTAATACACAAAATTCGCCCACTGTGAATAGGACATCTCTCTATATTTACTAGATTATATATTTTGGTTGTGAAGGTTGTGAAGGCTTTTCCGCCAAAGTCCCCTAGAGAGCCTATCTATTCCACCAACTTACAAAGTCGGCGAAATAGCCTTCACAACCTTCACAAAAGGACTTCAAAATAAAAACAAAGGACTTCAAAAAGAAAAAGCCGAAACGGTAAAAAAGTGCCAACTTTCCCGCCTCCCGGGTCTAAAATTGAACGGAGATTTAACCTATTATATATATACAAAAAATGAGTTCCTCAATGAAGAATACTTTCGTGGCGGATGGACTAAAAATTGACGGCGTTTCCAGCCAGTATAATAGGTTAAAAAAGATGCGTTCTACGGATGAAAAGAATACATCCGGTCTTACTAGAATGATTTCCATCAGCAACGGTCTCCAAGCCACCGACAAAGACGCTATTAAGTTTGAAAGCGTAGAACAAGCACTAGAACACGCTCAAACGCACTTGGACTGCTATGAAATCACCAACCCCGATGCCAATATGGTCTATGTTGATTTGGATGGCGAGGCTGGTGATATGGATGCTGACACCTTTGATATCACGCACCAAGCTATCATTGATGCTCTAATCAACCTTCCCTTCAACATCGTAGTTGCCGAGAGTTCAGCTTACCAGCAAGTGCTTTACAAGATGAAGAGTGTCGGCGATGCTGAGCGTCGTGTCGTCAATAAGCTCTCCTATCGCATCCACTTTATGGATAAGCACGGGTCAAAGAAGGCAATCCAGAAGTATGTCGTGGATGAGGTCTTTCCCGCAATCAAGACGGGTGTTGAGCTATTCGTATCTAATTGCGACCTCAGTGATAAGATTGACAAGACGGTCTTCCCTTATCTTGACATTGATGTAAGCGTCTATAAGGGCAATCGCAAGATGCGTATGATTGGCTCATCCAAGTCATACTACACGAAGGCTGGTAAGGAACACTGGAACTCAATGTTCCACGAGCAACGCCCACTACGCATTGTCGGCGTTGAGCCGACGGCTGAGGACTTCCTTATCACCATCATCAAGGATGGCTCAGAAGCTTTGCCAGAGGAGATTGAGCCAGTTCAGACCGTCACACTCACTATTCCTTCTACTGCTGACCCATCAGAGGCTAGTGAGGCGAGTGAGGTTCGTGAGGATACTGATGATAAGGCAATTCGTGAGTGCCTTATGAATGTAAAGGCTTCCCGTGCCGATAACTATGGGTCTTGGCGTGATGCGGGAATGGCTCTCTATCACGAGCGTGTATCCATTGATGTTTGGATTGAGTTCAGCAAACGCTCAGCTCGTTATGCGACCACGGCTGAGGCTGAGTGTCGCAAGGTGTGGGCTTCGTTCAAGGAAGTCCCAACGGGTGGCAAGAAGCCTATCACGCAAGGCACACTCTGGTATTGGCTACGCCAAGACAATCCAGTCAAGTATTCAGAGCTATTGGGAATGCGTAATGACTTCTGGCGTATGCTAAAGGCTGGGTTCAGCCACGCTGATGTCGCTCAATACTTCTTCCAGCTCAAGCCCGATGCTTACAAGTATCACGAAGAGTTCGGCTGGTATCAGCTTCTCCCCAACAATGCGTGGAAGCATTACGATGGCTCACCTTCTGGTCTGCTTTCTGACATCTGGATGACGATGAAGAAGGAGGCGAACGCATACAATGCGACGCTTGATATCACCAAGAAGGATGATGAGACCAAGGAGCGTATGGGACTTATCAAGAAGTTCGCAACGACGATTGGTATGGCTGGGTTTTGTAAGGGCGTGATTGACTTCTTGCCCGGTAATTATAACGACACTGAGCTTGGCAAGAAGATGGATGAGAGCCGTCATCTATTCGCCTTTGCGGACAAGGTCGTTGATTTGGATGCGAACAATGTTCGTCCCATTGAGCCGAACGATTATATCTGCCGTAATACGGAATACAATGCTCCAGTGTCAAATGCTGGAGTAAGAGCGGAGATTAACAAGTTCCTCTACTCAATATGGGAGAACCAGTCTATGGTTGATTTCGTGATGAAGACTATCGCTCAGCACCTACACGGACACAAGAAGCAACACAAGTTCTATGTCTGGACTGGTCGTGGTGGCAACGGCAAGTCGCTCTTTACGAAGCTCATTATGAAGGCGTTCGGTGGCTACTATCACCACTTCCCCAATGAGGTTCTAACGAAGAAGAGCGACAAGAAGGACGCACCCAATCCAGCAGTGGCACGGGCAAAGGGAGCACGGCTAATTATCCCAGCTGAGCCAGAGGCTTCTGACCGCCTACAAGTCGGTTGTATCAAGGAATACACTGGTGGTGACTTGGTTCAAGCACGAGTGATGTTCGGCAAATACAATGTCGTCTATACGCCCCAGTTCGGTCTATTCCTAATGTGTAATACCGTCCCCAAGCTTTCAGCGATTGATGGTGGCATCAAGCGTCGTATGGATATTGTGCCATTCCCCTTTGTATTCAAGGACGCTCACGAGATGACTGAGCCTCACCATCGCCTCAAGGATGCCGACCTTGAAGATAAGGTTGGCTCAACGGCTTGGCGTGATGAATTCGCCATTATGCTAATGGAGTATTACCTTGACATCGGCGATGCCATCGTCAAGCCAGAGGATGTTGAAGGGCAGACGGCTGAGTATATGATTGGCAACAACCCAGTCTATTCGTGGTTCAATGAAACCTATCGTCGTGATGCGACGGTGGATGCTAAGGAGTCATCCATTGGCTGCGAAGCTATGCGGAAGCAGTATATGGCTGACACCAGCACGACCGATGGGTGTGATGCGTCCAAGTTCAAGTCGTGGCTACAAGACTTGGGCGTTGAGACTAAGCGATGGGGCAACTCCTTCACAAAGAAGGACGGAACGCAATGCCCTTCTGGGATGTATTACATTAATATTGTGGCTAAATGAGATTATTACGAGAAAATATAGGTAATTAACTATAATATTGAGTAATTATCTGTATTAAATCAATATAGCAAGTAAAAAAAATATTTTTTTTACTGGTATTAGCCCATATAAGAGAGTTTTTTACTTCAATTTCAATATAAAAAGCGGTAATTATCCTTTTTTCAAGGATTATTACTGGTTTTCTTGGTTAGTGGGTCAAAAATTGAATGGTTTAAAACCTCTATACCTATTATAGTAAGATGAAGCCCTCATATCGCAAGTATTATGAAGCCAACAAGGAAGCAATTTGTGCCAGAATGCGTGAGCGTGAAGCTGAGAAGCGTCTAGCTCGTCGCCAGTATCTAGCCCATCATCCAGAAGAGATTGATGCTGAGCGTGAGAAGAATCGTTCCAAGTATCACACTTGGAAGGGCAATAAGATATTGAAGCGACTGAATGAGTGGCTCAATGATGATAAGGTATGTGATACATTCAAGGCATTCATTCGCAATCACTGCCTTCTCAATGACACATACGCAATCTTCACGCCTTCTGATTTGGCTACATTGGAGGCGATGCCAAAGAAGACAACATATGAATTGAATAAGAGCCGTATTGTAGCAGAGATTCAATCCGTTAAGAATGAAATCAATGCGGAAAAAGCCGTGAATGGAATTGTCCCGGGTTCAGTAGATGGAGCAATCAGAGGTCTCGTTGAAGCCTACAAAGAAACCAAAGGAGAAGAAGCCACGCAAGACGAAGGAGAAGCCAGACAAGCCCCGGTTCTTAATTGAAAAGGGCGTGTTTGTAGTAAAGTTCAGTTAGTGCGTAAAAAT